AAGCATCCTCAGCGGTCGCTGCCAGACCGGAGCGCAACAGGGTTGTGGTGGCCCTAGCAACACTCTGAACGTCCGTCTCCAGCATGTCGGAGATCCCGGAGAGCGAGCTGATGACCTTCTGGGCGTCGCGCTTGGTAGCGTCAGGGTCGAGCAGGTCGAATTGGGTGGCGAGTTTCGCGGTGTCCAGGTTCGCAGCGATGGAGTCGCCCCAGTTGTCGGCATACGCCTCACCCGCGGCGCGCGCGAGGATCCCCACACTCTCGGGGGAGAGGCCCGTAGTGGCCATGAGCCGGTCGGTGCGAACCTCTTGTTGAAGGCCACCGATGATCGACTTACCAATGGCCACACCAATACCGACGACCGCACCAGCGACCGGGATGGTAGCGAGCGCAGCAATGATGCCACCCGAGAGACCTGAGCCAGCCTCCTCGCCACCCTTCTCGCCGGACGCCTTCGCGTCAGCTTCAATGTCGTCGAGCGCACCCTCGGCCCCGGAGGTGTCGGCGTCGACCTCAAACTCGGAGTCGGGGATCGACTTGGAGTCGGAGATGACACCATCAATATTGCTGGTCGCACCCGCAGTATCAGCGGTGACCAACAGCTCGGTCTTCTTGCCGTCGATGCGCTTTTGTGCGGCCTCAACCTTCGAGGCACCTTTCTCAAAGGGAGAAATGTCTGCCGTGAACAACGACTCAAGTTCAGCTACACGCAACGTCATGGCGTCTCGTCTCCTTCCAGTGCTCGGGTTAGCCTTGACGGCGCGGTCAACAGGCCCAGAATTAGGGTGCGAACACCAATCCAGGGGCGTGCCTGGACGGCTGGGTCGTGAAGGTCAATGCCGTAACGTTCGGCCATGTCCTGGATGACGGCGCCCCAGTGCTGGGCGATGTCAGCCCAGAAGATCTCACGTGAGGCTTTGCCTGTAGTTGCCGGTCCCGTTGGGCGCAGGTGGGAGGGGATGCGATAGTCGCGGTAGTTTCCGTCCGCGTCGGGCTCCCCGATTCCATACTGTGCCCACTCCTCAAGCGTTACCGGCTGTCGGGTTCCCCCGGCGAATCATCCGCGTCAGCGTCCCCCTTCGCCACCGACCACATGGCTTGTGCAAGGTCGTCTGCACGACCCTTACCGCGAGCCCAATACAGCATCGCGTAGAACGCCATACGGTCGATGGTGGGGGCCGCGTGCCCGTCATCAATCAGCGTCTGATACTGGTCGCCCAAAGTGATCTCACCAAGGGGCTGACCCGATGTGTGCTCGAGTGCGGCAGCAAGTTCGGGAGGCATCGCGACCTTGGTAAGGCCGAGTTGAATCTCGGAACGCACCGCGAGCGCAAGGATGAGGCGCGACTCGGCCACGTTGGGAGGCGCAACCGTGTAGGTCTTGCCCCCCAACGTGAGCACCAGATTTGGTGCTACCCAGTCGGTGAAGTCCACCGATGCCATGCGTTACGCCGCTCGGGTGTAGATGTATGCGTCAGAGACGCCAGTCGCGTTGGTGACAATTACGTCCACGTCACCAGCGGTGCCGGCTTCCAGAGCAACCACGATCGTGAGGTCACCAACGACGGTGAACTCCGAGACGGTCGCACCAACGGTCACGTCAGTAGTGCCCACGAACCCAGTACCGGTAAACGTCACCAGTTCGCCCGTACCTGCCGCAGCAGGGGTGGAGCCGGTGATGGTGGGGGCCGCAGCATCCCATCCGGTGAACGGGTTCGTGATCTCGGTTGAGGTGCCCTTACCGGTGAGGGTGAAGTTGAGCATCTCGATTGCACCGTCTGCGCCGACGTTCGCGCGCTGCGGTGTCACGGTGAAGTAACCCTGTCCGGCATCGTCGGGGTTCGGGGTGCCGGACTCTGGCTTGTGATACCAGCGGACCTCAATGACGGCCGATGCGCCCTTGGCTGAGGGGCGGGTGCGTAGAAGTAGCGCCTCCACCTCGTCGAGGTACTTGCCGGTGGATGTGGAGCGGTTGACCTGGATGCCGAATGCCAGGTTGGTGTTCCACCCGGTGACATCGGCGTTATCGATACCGAAATCGTCGTAACTTTGTATGTTCTGCGTCGCAGGGGTTGGGGTGGGCTGGAAGCCACTGATGCGTCGGGCGCGCTTCCAATCTGGAACGTCATGCGTTCCAAGGTTGATGTCGAGTCCGTATTCGTAGGAATGGCCGAGCGTAGAGCCGGCGGGAAGTGCAGGTGCGGTTGGCATGGTCAGGCCTCCGGGTTGTCAATAGTGATTTGGTAGGAGTCCGTCCGCTCCTGGCGGTCGTTCTCGTCGGCACCCAAGTGGGCTGTTGAGACCCTGGATACCAAGTTGAGACCCGCCACCCGGGCGAGTCCTTGTAGTACGGCGAATGCCGCGTCGGCGATGTCGTCTGCTCCTGCCCGGTCGCCGCGTGGTCCACGGAATCGGAGTTGGATGCGGCGCACTGCCAAGAATGTTTCGAGGTCGTCGGTGGCGGCATAGGTGGTGATGCCGACGCCTCGGTCGGGGGTGGGTGCGAGACGGCCGTAGTAGATGCCGGTCTCTGCGTCCGTGTAGTCGGGTCCGTCGGGGCGCCACACCATGGTGGTGGTGCGGGCGGCGAGGATGGTTGCAACAGTGGTGGTGAGGGTGGAGGTGTCCATGGTCAGGCCCCCATACGGCGGCTTGCGGCGGCGGCCATGAGTTGCTCCACATCCCGCCGTGAGGCGAGGGTGGCGTTCTCAAGGAACTTCGCTTCACCGTCGTCGTGAGAGTAGGACATGTCTTCGTGTTGGCGGACCGCGTAAGGCAGGTCCGACACGACCGCTGATTCGAGGGTTGCGCCGCGTGGTTCGGCTGGAACAACGGTGAGGGAGGAACGCAGGTCACCATATTCGAGGGGGGTGCGGGGCAGTGTTGCCCCGCGCACTCGTTCGGCTGATGTGGTGAGGCCGTCAGCGGCGGCGCCCTTGAGTCGGGCGAGGAGGGAGGAGGCGGGAATGTAGGTCACGTGAGGTCCACCTCCACACTCTCCGGTAGTTCGAGGCCGGGTGCCGTCCACGATTTCGCAAGGATCACGGTCGCGGTCGTGCTGTCGGGCAGGTCGATGAGTGACCCGGGGGTGTACGCGGTGGCGTGCGTAGGTTCGGGGTCGTAAATCGTGGTCTCGGAGATCACCTCGGAGCCGGTTGCGTCGCGCACAAGTTTGCGGCCCTGCGTCACGAGCACACCATCATTGGTGGCGGGTGCGTAGGTCACGGGGGTGGCGAAGGTGTCGCCCATGCCCGTGGAGCCGGTGCGGGTTTGCACCGTGATGGCGTGGCCACAGAACTCGTCAAAGTCACTCATCAGAGCACCATAGGACCGGCAGCTGTCAAGCCTGCTTCGGTGAGGATCAGGCGAGCATCCTGCGACAGTGAGGTTGCGGCCTTCGCGCGTGCCTGAGCGGTGGACGCGTACACGCTGTACTGGATGGATGCACCACCAAACGACTTTGATGCGACTGTTGTTCCACCGTCTGCGGCACCAGCCGCAGGGTCCACGGTGAGTGCCGACCACGTCGCAACCTGAGAGCACGTGGCCTCTTGCAACGCTTCCTTGAGGTCCGCGTCGGTGGGCATGCCGTCGGTATCGGCGTCGTAGATGGCAGACATTGTGGCGTGGCTTACGAGACGTGACGCGAACGCAAGCATGCGGGCCGCATCAGCGGCGGACAGTGCGGTCAGCGACCACGGAGCCGCGTTGAGGTCGCTGACGGTTGCGAAGATGCGGGACATCAGGGCCTCCAAATTGGGGTGTGGGCGGGGCCACGGATTCGCGTACGGCGGTCTGTGGCCCCGCGGGCGACTACTCGCTGGTGGTGTCTGACGTGTCGTCATCCTCGGTGGCCGCAGTGAGCAGCTCAAGGATGTCGGCATTCTTCGTCGCATCACCGAGGTCGATGTTGTGTTCGGTGGCGTAGGCCTTAAGCTCAGCCTTCGTCCACTTGTCGGACGGGTCGCCCTCCGAAATGTGGGTCGTCGCGGATGCTTCGCCCTCAACTGTGTAACTGTGGCGTTTGAAGTATGCGATAGCGCCGGGCAACTCGGTTTCGCCGTCGCCGTCAGTGAAGGTCACACCAACGACGCGACCATTAAAGCCGTTCACGGGGCTAGTAATATTTGCCATAATGGCTGTCTCCTTGAGAGTGGGGGTGTGGCCTGCGGCGGACCGCCACCGGGTGAGGGTGACGGCCTACCGCAAGAGGACTACTGGACCTTGATGTTGCGGAACACGGCCGCAGCCTTGGTTGCCTTGAGAGCAACCGCCACGGGCCCCATCTCGACCTCACCCTTTTTCACGGCACCGGCGGTGTCGAAGTTGGGCAGGTAGGTCTGCACGAGTTGGCCGCCGACCATGGACACGCCGTGGAAGCCGTCCATGCCGATGCGGATGGCGTACAGGTCGGTGAGTCCCGTGGTGGAAGCGGTATTCACCGTGCGGGTCTCGGTCGGGATGATGGGCGAGGAGGAGCCAGCCTGATCGCCTGCATCAATGAACAGGAGACCACCGTAAGACTCGCGGGTGATCGGTCGCCCGTTCGCCCCCACAAGACCCTCAATGGGGTCCTTCGTGTACTGGCCGGAGCGTCGGGCGATGGCACGAACCCGTGCCAGAGCCTTTGAGTTTCCAACCAGCAGAGTGGGTGCCCCGTCCAGGGTGGACAGGAACTCGTCGAGCGCGTCCAGGGCAACATAAGCTTCACGCCCGGTCGTGTCGAGGTCGGTCCAGTCGGTGACCGTGTCCGGGTTGATCTCCGTGGAGGAGCCGGTCAGGATCTTGTCAAGCCCGTTGAACCCGTTGGCGTCCACGGCGATGTCACCGTTAATGATCTCGTCCTGGAACTTCGTGCGGGTCGCCTTGATCTTCTGTGCCATGTTGAGCGCGACCGCGTTGGATGCGGCTGCACCCACACGGGCGGTGATGCGGTCAACCTCATATGAACCACCGAGCGCCTTAAGTTCGACGGTTTCGGTTGAGGTGGTGACGTTGCCGGGGGTGTACTCGCTGCCGAGTGCACGGAACGCGGCGCCGACCTGGGTGGCCAGACGACGGTAACCGTACACGAGTGTGCCGCCTCCGCCGGAGGGGTTGACTGCGTCATCGAACACGAGAGAGTCAAGCAGTGCCGACTCCTTACGGAATTCATCGATGACGGACAGGTCAATGTCGGACTGTGCATTGTTCTTCGTTTCGGCCAAAGTAACGGCCATGATGGTGCCTCCTTGTTAGGTGCGCTTGGTGTACTCGTCGTTGACGGCGTCCACCAGGCTTGCGGGCTGCTTCGGCTTCTCCCCGGACCCGCCGGAGTGATCGACCGAACTCGCACCCGTCACCTGGACGGCCTTGAGCGAGGGGTTTGCGGTCACCGCGTCCGTTGCGGCTTTGGTGACCCGGGTGGTGAAGTCCTCGGCCGTGGGGTCGAGGTCCGTGACCTTCGTGAGGAAGGCGCGGGAGTCTGTGAGGGCGGCTGGGTTGCCGCCGTGGTCCTTCGCGGTGCGGTACACGGCAAGTTCGATGGCTGACTGCTTCGCGGCTGACTGGGCGTCAGTGGCCTGCTGTGCGAGTTGTTCCGCGGTGGGTGCTTCGTCGCCATCATTGACGAGGCCAAGGGCTTTGCCGAGGTCCTGAATCAGCGAGTTGCGGGCGTCGTCTGCGGCCTTCGTCTTCGCGCCGGTGCGGTCGGATGCGTTCTCGGTGCGCAACGATTTGATGAGGTCCTGTGCGCCGTCCGGTAGGGACTCCACTTTGCCGTCCCAGTCGGTGCTGGTTTCGGACGTGGTTTGCGCCTGGGCGTTTGCGGGGGGTCCGGGCTTGGGGGCGGTCTGCTGCTCTCCGCCGTCCTGTGTGGAGGTGCTGGTGCTGGTGCTGGTGCTACCACCACCGTCGCCGCCTTCGTCTGCGAGTCGGATACGGCCGGTTGCTGCTAGTAACTGCCACTTTGGAACGAACATTGGTAACCCTCCCGGGGTCTGTTGGCGTGTCACCCTCCTGGGGTGACATTGCTACGCTCGACGGTTGTCGAGGTTGACTTGTTCACGTCCGCGTTGCCGTTTCAGGCCAGTGGTGGCGACGTGTTCACGAATCTTGGTTTGTAGGTCGCGGGCTTTCGCGGTGGCTGTAGTGCGACCGTCGTCGGTGAGGGCGCGTGCGGCATCCAACTTTTTTGCACGCACACCACGCTCAAGTGCACGCAGACGCATGCGCTCTTGTTCTTTTTCGGGGTCATACGTCGTAACATCCGTGATGACTGACAGCCCGGGCAGGTAGGCGGTCGTGGAACACCGGCAGTT